TGTCTTAAAAATACTTCTATAGGAAGTTATTCTCTTGATGGTGCTTTAGATGGGGCATTACAAAATACTGCATTAGGATATGCTAGTTTAGGTGCAGTCACTCAAGGAGATAACAACGTAGCAGTTGGTATGGAAGCTGGTGATAATATTACAACTGGAACTAAAAATGTAACTATTGGACAACAAGCAAGAACAAGTGCAGTTGGAGGAACTAACCAAATAGTAATTGGTGCTACTGTAACTGGTCGAGGTGATAACATGGCAGTTATTGGAAATGATTCCATAACTGATGTATATCTATCTAGAGATGGTGGTGCAAAAGCACATCTGGAGAGTATTCAATTTCCAGCTACTCAAAATGCAAGTTCAAATGCAAATTGTTTAGATGATTACGAGGAAGGAGATTACGATGCTACTGTGACTTGCAGTACAAGCGGTACTATTACTTTAGAAGGTGCTTATAACAGACTAGCATATGTTAAAGTTGGAAAGTCGGTAACTGTAACTGGTGTTTTAATAGTTAATGCAGTAAGTAGTCCTAGTGGATTTATTAATATAAGTTTGCCTTTTGCTATTGGAGATGGTACAGATAAGTCTCAAAGTTTTTCAGGTGCAGTACACATCCATAATGCAAACGCTATCCTATCTAGAGATTTTGTAAATCTTGGAGTTGAAGGTGAATCAGTTCTTAGAGTTTATGTAGGAGATGCTTCAGGTCGGCAATCTGATTCTGCTGAAGGCATTATAGCTAACACACAACTTTATATAGGAATTACATATCAAGTCTAAAAGAATTAGACTGGAAAACAAGGAGTTAAAATGGCTTTAACAAAAGAAATAACAGAAGATTATGAGGTACGAACACAATTCAAGCATATACAAGTTCGCATAAGAACTGCTATAATGGAAGATGGTTCAGAGATTTCATACAAGTACAATAGAAGAGTATTAAATCCACACATGGATGTATCTAGTGAAAACGCTGAAATACAAGCATTAGCAAACGCTTTATGGACAGACGAAGTAAAGTCTGCATGGACATCTAAACAATCAGAAGAAGTTTAACAAACAAGGAGTCAATAATGGCAAAAAAAGAAAAGAAGCCAGTCTTGAACCTAGATGATAAAGAGTATATCATTGAGGATATGACTGACGAGCAAAAGATGATGGTGAATCATATTAACGACATTCAGAACAAACAGAATAGCAATCAGTTTATAGCTGACCAGTTATCTGTTGGTAAGGAAGCGTTCATCAATATGCTTAGAAAATCATTAGCTAAACCTGAAGAGGTAGAAGTAGCATAATGTTGATTAGGAAAAGTTCTCAGGGTTTTGATTTAAAACTTTATAAGAATACTACTCCAAGTGTTACTCGTACTAAGAAGTATCCTAATGGTGATGTTGAAACCCTGACTTATCCTAGTCGATATAAATACTTTTTAGTATTAGATGGTGAGATAGTTAGAAGAAGTGATAGCTGGGAAACTATTGAACAGCTCTATGTTGATGAATGTCAATCTAGACATGGAGGAGGAACTGGTAGAATGATAGTAGGTAAGCATAAACTAGTAAACCATGTAATAACAAAATTATGAATGATACAATAATAAAATTAAAAAATGGAGACTTTGAAGTTGTTAGTACAAGTTATAATATCCCTGTTCAGTATATTTATGTTAAGTAGCTGCACAAGTGGTTGGTCAGTTGGTAGTTTTGAATTGAGTCCAGAAGATTCTATGTATACATTTTTAGAAGTTATGGATCAAGATTCTACATCACATTTTTATGCAGACAGAGTAAGAATTAATTCAGACAACTGGTGCTTTACGCACAATCAATGGGAATCCGTTAAGGAACATGAGTGAAAATCTCAAAACCGCTAGAAGCTACAGAGGTACTGTTGTGGATGATAACGCTGTTCTCAGTATCAATATCCGTTGGCTTGGACAAATTCTTATTCTTGTTGGCACTTTCGTGTATGGTTACTATAGGGTTGAGACTCGATTGGCAATGCTTGAAGATAGCTTTGCTGATGCAGATCAACGCATTGGGGACTTACTTGATAAACATATCGTGGAAGAACGGATTGAGCGAGAAGAGTTGGCAGAGAAAGTAAAGTTTTACGAAAAAGAAATAAACCTCAATCCAATGAGTTGGGGTAAAAAGCGGAGAAAATAATGGATTTTATGGCAGTATATGCTGAAGCGGGCATGATAGGAATTTGCGGATTATTACTTGTCTATTTAGTAATGAGTTTATCTAAAAAATCAGAAGCTCAACAAGAGTCATTAAAAAATTTAGAAATAGAAAATAAAGGTCAATCTGAAAGTATCAACAACATGGAAGGAATGATTATAAAATTAATTAGCAGATGGAATGAATCGGATTCTGTACGAGATAGGCGATATGAGCAGACAATGGAGTCTATTGCAGATTTAGAAAAACAACTTTCAAGGATGGATGGTATTATGTCACGAATGAATGGCAACGGAAGGCACTAATGGATACATTAAAAGTCTCAAGTGGAAGTTTTGGTAGCATGGCAATTGTGTTCATGGATCTACTTCCGTACACACTAGGTATTATTATTGCTTTAATGAATATTGTATACCTATATTATAAAATTAAAAAAACAAAGGAGTCGTAATGGAATGGCTAACTTTAAATTGGGAATGGGTGTTACTTGCATTTATGATATTAGAAAAAATTGTAAAGATGTCTCCAAGTGATAAGGATGATATATTGCTAGATGTTGTATTTCAAGGTTTAACTAAAATAGTAAAGAAGGAAGAAAAATGATTAAAAGATACATTAAAGGTCAAGTAAAAAAATATGGCGTAAAAGGATTTGTTATTAAAGTATTAGAGTTAATTGCAAAAGTTACTCCTTCTAAAGAAGATGATAAACTTGTAGCTAAAATTAAAGTATTTGTAGCGGAACTGTAGTGGCTACTAAAAAGAAATCTCCTGCATGGACACGCAAAGCTGGTAAAAATCCTAAAGGTGGATTAAATGCTAAAGGTAGAGCTAGTTATAAAAAATCAACTGGTGGTACTTTAAAAGCTCCTGTTAAATCAGGAGACAATCCTCGTAGAGCTTCTTTTCTAGCCCGTATGGGAGGAATGGCAGGCCCCGAAAAAAAAGATGGGAAACCTACTAGGCTTCTTTTATCATTAAGAGCTTGGGGTGCTAGTTCTAAAGCAGATGCAAAAAAGAAAGCTGCTGGTATTAGTAAACGAAATAAAGCAAAAAAAGGAAAGAAATAATTATGGCTACAAAGAAAAAGAAAGGTTTGTATGCAAATATACATGCAAAACGTAAAAGAATTAAAGCTGGTAGCAATGAGAAGATGAAAAAAGCAGGATCTAAAGGTGCACCTACAGCTAAGAATTTTAAAGCAGCTGCTAAAACAGCTAAGAAAAGGAAGAAAAAATAATGCCATACGGAAAGGGAAGCTATGGGAGTAAACGTGGAAGACCTCCTAAAAAGAAAAAAGTTATGCCTAAAAAGACATCGCCTAAAAAGAAAAGATAATGCCAAAGTTTGGAAAAAGATCAAAAAAACGATTAGAAGGTTTAGACTCAAGATTAATTGATATACTTGATGAGCTTATTAAAATAATGGATATTACCATTATAGAAGGACTTCGCAGTGCCGAAACTCAAAATAAATACTATCTTGACAATAAAAGTAAGTTAGATGGCTATAAGAAAAAAAGTAATCATCAGACTGGTCGTGCAGTCGATCTTGCACCTTATCCTGTAGATTGGAAAAATACAAAACGATTTTATTATATGGGTGGAATGATACGAGGAATAGCAAAAGAAAGAAATATAAAGATTCGTTGGGGTGGAGATTGGGATAGTGATGGTGAGACTAAAGATCAAACATTTATGGATTTAGTCCATATAGAAGTTTTGAATTAATAATGGGAGTTACGTTTGAAGATTAAGCACAGAGTAGTTGTTTTTCCTGATATACATTTTCCTAATGAAGATAAAAAAGCATTTGGTTGTGCGTTAAATGTTATTAAAGCAGTAGAACCAACAGCATTTTTATTGATAGGAGATTTTGCAGATGGAGAATCAGTTAGTCATTGGCAATGGTCAAAAAAGAAAAGACCCCCTACGGAATATCAATTGCCAGCTATATATAAAGAAATTAAAGAGGTTAACAACGGATTAGATAAAATAGATAATGCATTAAAAAAAGTAGGGTGTAGTAAAAAAATTCTTGCACAAGGAAATCATGAATTATGGTTTGATCATTTTGTATCAGAGAATCCTTATTTACCTGAAATTGGTTCTAGGAAAGCATTTAAAATTGATGAACGTGGTTACGAATGGCATCCATATGGAGAAGTATTTAAAGTTCTAGGTAGTAAGCTATATGCATATCATGGTGGACATTACATGGGGATAGCACATGCTAGAACTCATGCATTGCAATTAGGTTGTAATGTTATTTATGGTCATACGCATGATAGTCAAAAAGCCACTGTTCAACATATTGATGGTGCTCATATGGCGTATTCGTTAGGTTGTTTAACAGACATGTCTAAGAGTTATTTAAAAGGCAGACCTACAAACTGGAGTCATAATGTTGCTATCTTAGATATATTTACAAATAATAATTTTAACTTAGTAGTTCTAGATATAGTTAATGGTACTACTAGCTATGGTGGAGATGTAATTAGTGCCTAAAGAACTACATGAAATATCTCAATTTATAACAGGTACAATCACAAGTCCCAGTGAACGTGATATACCTGATGATGCAGCTTCTTATAGTTTAAATATAGATCCTACAACACAAGATGGTGTATTACAAGGTGTACCTGAAGATGAAAACATTGAATATGTTTCTAATAGTGAAACAG